GAACTGACGTACACATTGGCAATCGAGGCCATCGAGACATAAGTCATCGTCACAATCACCGATGGGGTAGCCGGTCTCGTTGGGGTCGTCTGAGCAGGAATTTGCTCAATGGTTACCAACGTTGAGGTGGTATGCCACATGATTTCCATGTAGTCCCCAGCCGCCAACTCAATGAAGTAGTTCAGCGCAGCGATCAGATGCCCATCCGTCCCGCCATGAGAGTTGGGGACAGAAAACTTGCTGTTTGATCCCGCTACATCCGTGCCGTTCTTTCTAAACCAAACATCGACATCCTGAATCTGGGTGTCATCGTTGGCGAACTGGATCGAAAACTGAATGTTGTAGACACCCGGATTCGATACGTTGAGCCGAGAGCTGTTCGATAGCGTGACACCATTAGAGTAATCCGTGGTGTTGTACGTGATCGCATACGCCGCCGTTGTCGAAGCCGCCGTTTGATCGGTGGTGTCCTGAAACGCTCCATACGGCACCTTATCCAAGAATGCCGCAGACGAAAACGGGATCAAAATGATCTTCGACTCAGGGCTGATCCGAGCGTCATACAGGGTCGTTGAAGTCGCTCCACCCGTTGCCAGAGTGATCGTGCCGGTGTTGTTAGACTTCCCATTCATCAGCCCGTTGACGATCTCGGCAACACCCCGAGGATCTGAGCCAAACGGAGGAAGAACGCGAAACATCAGCGCCGCCCCGACTGAATGGTATCCACGTCAACACCGACCACCGTTGTCCAGTTCCCGGTAGGAACAATCCGCAGACGATGGTACTTGCCGAAACTTCTCAAGCTGACTCGGTTGTCAGAATCCGCAGCAGAAGCAGCCCCGAAGCTCACCGTGTCGCTCAAGAGATCCCGAGAGGCAACAGCCACATTCGCTGATCCGTTGTCTACTTGAGGTCGGGCCAGGCGAACGATTGAATTTACACCCGCGGCGAAGTCTCCTGTCTCCAAAACAGCAGAAGAAGGATCGCCCGTGAAGGTGACAACCTTAGCCCCCGTGGTTCCGGCAAAGATGAACTTCCCACCCACCCAGATCCGCGAGTCCAGAGAAATATCCAGAGCATCGATGGATGCAGAGTAAGCATCCAACCCCTCAAGAGTCACCGATGCAGTTCCTGCCGATGCAATGTAATCAGCGGTGGTGTCTGCATAAGTCCACTTCTGGACTTGCCAGTTGTAGATCAGAATCGTCTTCCCGGCTCGCGTGTTCGGATAGCACCAAGCCACAATCTTGCGGATCGGGTCAATCGCGGCACTCATCTTGGTGATGTTCGCCGGATCTGCATCATCAAAGAACCACCGATCAATCTTCTCTGCACCAATGGGCTTCACGCTCTGCCCATCACACATATAGAACCCGTCATCGCTCAAGAAGAACGTCATTGGGCCATATTGGGCAATCGATCCGGACTCATAACACCCAAGAGTCCGAGAGATGGTGTCGAACTGGAAGAACAGCGGAGCGCCGATGTAAGACATTCGGACAATAGACTGATCCAACAGAACAAGCCCGAACTCACCACCCGTGATGCCTCGGATGTTTCCACCATCGGGGATGTCTTGGTAATCAGACTGAGAAGTCGGCCCAGAAGTCCAGTTGGTCTCATCGTTGATGTCCGACCATTGAACCCGGCTCGGGTAACTGGAGATGTTCGCTCCGACCACGAAGTCACGAACAACGGTGACAAAGGAAGCAACTGGAGCAGCCGCGGCAAGATCAGCAAAGATGGTAGAACTTCCAATCACCCACGCCTGGAGCTTCTGAGCACCATTCGCCGCGATCACCACATCACCGAATTGCGTAAACCTCCAGCGCGTCCCCGTGTATCCACCAACCTTCGAGACATCATCCATCGACAGATCGGTGGTGTCGAACTTGAAGAGCTTGGAGGCTCCTCCAGCGAAGATGTTGCTCGTTGCCCCGAACTTGCCGGTGAAAACAGCGTTCAGGTTCTCGGAGGCGGCTTGAGAGTAGTCCACCATCGATGGAAACGGCCCATATCCAACGGACTGCGCCACCACGTTGTTGGCGGTCTGCAATGCCCCGACCAGCCCCGGCTGATCAGGAAGCCACTCACCAAATGTCAGACGTTGTTCCATGTCGTAGATCCTGCTGAGGATTGTGTCCAGACAGTCGCCCCTTCAGGAACATCCGTCCAAGTGTCGGAACCCTCCGGAACATCAGTCCAGATTGTCGCGCCTGGCGTGATCACCGTCCATGCCTGCTCAGAAGGAGCAATCGGCCCCCATTCCTGGCCCTGCTTGAAGCCCTCACAGGTTACTTGCGCCGATGCCGTAACCGATGCAACAGCCGAGAAAGTCGCGTTGGCATAACAAGAGACTTCAGCCGATCCCAGGACAGCAGCAGCCCCATCCGCAACAATTCCACCCAGCGCCGAAACGCTAACCGAGCATTCAATCGCGGCAGATGCAAGTTTGACAATCTGGGCATCACAAGAAACTGAAGCCGATGCCGCAATACTGCCAGATGCAATCTGAACTCGAATGCCCTGAGCCGCAACCTCAACCGAAGCAGAAACAGTCCCTGCTGCAAACTGCACTCGCGTCCCATCAGCCGAGACACTAGCCTGAGCAGCAACCGATCCATAAGCATCCCACCTTGTGACAGAAGTCTCATACAGCGGACTATCAAGCGTCAGCGTTAGATCATCAAGACTCGCCTTGAGGTTATCAAGGGAATCAATAGACCACGGTGGGAGCAGATCAGCCATTATGTCAATGTCACAGACAGAGACCCAGCAGCCACTCGGAACACATCACCCGTGGCGATAGTCTTGGAGGCATCCAGAGGAGTGTGGAACAACAGATTCCCGGTGGTCAGCGCATCTCGAATCCCGATGTGCGTGATCGTTCCCCAGGAGTTACCGGCCTGGGCGAACTCAATCGCTGCCGAGTTGCTCGTCACTCCATTGGAAGGAGCAGAGAAAGTGATCGCCTGCCGCGCATACCCGGAACCAGAGCACTCCGTCCCCGTGTCCGCATCAGTCGGATCAGAGGTGTAGAGAGCCAGATAGACCGTGGTCGGTGAGGTGTAGGAGGTGTTCCGAAGAACCGCATTGATCAGCGCGTTCTCCAAGTAATTGCTTGTTTCAGCCATCTTTATCTCCGTGCAAGGGTCATCGCCAGGGGAACAGCAGAGTATTCGTCCTGATCGTCTGATGTGGTGATGGAGTCAATCGCTCTCTGATACAGCGCGGCCCATGTTCCAAGACGCTCGTCATTCATCAGATACGGCTCGGCCTCACCCAATGAGCCGTAAATTAGCGCATCAGGATAATTTGCCAAAAACGCATTTGAGGTGTTCGAGTCGCTCAGATACGTGGGGGCTGCGTAATACAGCATCCGCACCGAATAGTTCGTGTCCGGGATCGGAGCGAACTGGAACTCAGCATCGAGGATCGTGTAGTCCCTCGGCACTCCCGTGTCGGTCACCCGAGCATTGCGGAAGAACATCGAGGGATTCAGATAGTTCACCGCATAGACCGGGGTCGATGCAATGTGCATCTCTCGCATCTGGAGGAAGTCAGCCGGGAGCGACAAAGTATTGTCGTTCGCTGTCATCGAGGCCGAGACCAGCTTCAGCATCTTGCGAGTGCGAAGATCCCTGCGGAGTCGGTTCTCCGCAAGCGTGATGAAGTCTGGAATCTGAGAGGTGAGATCAGACCGAGCAAGGTAGTTCGCTACCGTGGTCTTGAGGTCTGAGTACGTTGAGAGAGCCATCAAATCCTCCCAGGACGGGTGCGGAATGCTCGATTATCCGGGTGATTCAGCCAAGACTTGAACCGCACCTGATCCAGCACATGGAAGCCGCGCATGATCCCTTGCTTGTTCAGCTCATCGATCACAGTCAGCGGGATGGACGCGATCTTATTCCCTAGAAGGTCATCTGACCATCGGGCGCGTTCATCATAAGCATTGAACTGCTTCTTGTTGGACTCAACGATGCCTGAGACATCCTGAACAGTCTCAATCACAAGTCCACCATCATCAGTCTTGTGGGCCTTGCGCTGACGGATTTCTAGGTTCTTGGAGAGTTCGTTGATGTTGACAGGTGTTTCCATGTAATTCCCACTCTTGCGTGTCTGACGCAGCCCTTTGTTACACCAAGCTCCCTGGCCCAAGCGGTATCTGACTTTCCACCAGCTCGGATTGCAAGGACTTGATCCTTGGTCAAAACAGTCTTGTGATTGTCCTCTCCAATTGGCAGTTTGCGAACCCCCTGCCGACCACGGGAGTACATATCAAGACTGTTCTCTGATCTGGTTCCAAGCCTTAGATGTTTCGGATTTGTGCATTGAGGGTTGTCGCATGAGTGCAGGATGAACATTCCTGGCGGGATTTCAGCGTTCCCGTTATGCAGCCTCCAAGACACTCGATGCGCACCATCCATGTTGTTTTTGCCGCCTTTGCTGATGCGACCATATCCATTCGCATTTCGTGCTCCAGACCAAGACCAGCAGTCATCTTCACGCTCGCCTTTGACCACATATCGCCAGAATCGCTCCTCTACTGGAACCGACAGCGCACGATAAAGAAGAGGATCGCCCTTCTTCCTCCATGCTACATAGTGAGGCCTGCACCACCCACGCAAATAAACCTTTTTGCCGCAGCCTTCAATTGAGCACATGAAAAAGCCCCGATGTCGCTAAACACCGGGGCATTCTACATAGATTCGCTTTCACCGAGTACTCGGTTACTTGCTAATGCGTTGATTTATCAGCTCAAATCTGCCACGATGCCATGCGCCGATTCGTTCTTAATTTCGAGCGTGTATTCAACCAGCAGTTGAGTACGCTCGGCATCGCCAACGATTGCCAGATCCTTCGTCTGGAAGGGACGGAGGTAAGCCACGGCTGCGTACTCAGGATCAAGCACGAAGGCCACTTCGTTTGCCGAGTTGCCCGACAGCATGAAGCGGTTCGGAACCACGCTCATCGAACCGAAGTCCGACAGGTACACATCAGCAGCGCCGATGATGGTCGTGGGTGCATCCGAGGGAGCCATGTAGCGCTGGGCGGCGATACCGGCGAAGGCCGAGACAGTCTGCTTGTGAGCAGGCGTGACCATCAGGATCTTCGGGGAACCACCCGACTCGAACACTTCCTTGACCACCGTCTTCAGAGTTGCCTCGTCAAAGGTGCGGTTCGTGCCGTTGGTGCGAGCAGTCGTGCCGGAAGCACCAGCAGAGCCACCCGAGCCAAAGTCGCCGTTAGTTGCCAGCCAGGTCTGGAGGCCACCCAACACGCGAGCCGTAGAACCGGCGGTTCCGTTGCTCTGGACGGTGTTGTTCAGCAGCGTGAACTCCATATCGCGCTTGATCTCAGCCGAAGCCTTGGCAAGATTATAGGCCTTTTCGGACTTGCGACCAGCCTTGTCAACAGCCTCCAGAGTGCCGGTGACCCCGATGGTCTTCTGGCTGATCTGGGTGCGGTTGCCCACACGGGTCGTTGCCGACAGCGTTGCAGTCGATGCGTCTGCACCTTCCACAGCAGCGTTGGCAGCGGCAGCAGCCAGCGAGTCGGTCTGCCACTCATGGTAGACAGCCGTGGCCTTGGTCTTGCCAATCGTGGACATGAACGGGGTATCGGTCGGGCTGATGTTGTAGATCACATCAGACAGGTCTTCCCGCAGGCCGACTGCGGCATAGGTACGGAATTGGGTCATTTCAAACTCCTTTAGAGCATTCGTTCAAACAGGGCCGCAGCGTCCGAGACTTTTCCTGATCTACGAAGCTGCGAATGGGCTTTCTTGACGTTCTCGTCTGCTGCGTTCTTTTGGTTCGCAGCAACGCCTGGACGGAGCATCTTCGGCGCTTCATTCAATTTCTTGGTTACTTGAGGCTTCTGAGATTGCAGCTTTTGAAACTGAGCCGCCATCCACAGAACCTGAACCGCTTTCGAGTCATACACTTGAGACAGCTCTTGATCAGAGTAGCCGATACTCTTTGCAAACTCACGGATGGTCTTTTTGACCTCCGCGCCCTTCTGGGCATCCGCGTATTCCGGAATCACCTCGGCCACACGCTGGGCTTCACGCGCAATCGCCTGCTGAAGCTCGGCCTGACGCTCGGAGACTTGCTGATGAGCAATTCTCTGCTTCTCTGCCTGAACCATCGCAAGCTGTTTCTCGCGCTCTGTCCGTTCCGCGACCTTGACCGCATAACCAATGGGATCGACCTCTTTCAGCGCCGCGAGGTCTTCCCCTTCGTTTTGCTTTCCTAGAAAGTCTTCGATCAGGCTCAAACGCTGCGCGTAGGCATCACGCGCTTGCTTGGCCTGCTCAATGGCAACCCGTTCAGCCTCTACCGCTTTGCGCTGCTCGGCAACGGACTGTGACTTCTTGGTGTAGTCCAACCCCTTCTGATAGCCGTCCACCAATTCATCGAAAGTGACTTCCCTTTCCTCACCAGCGGCTTTCACGCGGAATCGCTGCGGTTCAGGTTCTGCTTCCTGTTCCTGGGCTTCGACCTCTTCAGGTTCGGACGCCTCGACTTGCTCTTGTTC